GGTTCAGACGCTGTCGCGGGAAAATAACCTGGCTGGAATGCCGCCAATCGATGTTCTTGTCATTGATGAAGCGCACCATGCCCGCGCGGACAGCTATATGCGCGTCATCGAGCGCGTCAAGCAGGCCAACGCTGGCGTAAAACTGCTCGGCATGACAGCCACACCCAATCGCGGCGACAAAAAAGGATTGCGCCCTGTTTTTTCGAATGTGTCGGATCAGATCACCGTTAAGGAATTGATCGCCTCCGGCCACCTTGTGCCACCACGCACCTTTGTCATGGACGTGGGCGTTCAGGACGAGCTACGCCAAGTCAAAAAGACCGCTAGCGACTTCGATATGGGTGCCGTGTCCGCAATCATGAACACGCGTCCCATCAACGACGCCGTGGTCAAGCATTGGCACGAGAAAGCCGGAGACCGCAAAACCGTTGTCTTTTGCTCGACCATCGAACATGCCGAGGACGTGGCACGCAGTTTCAACGCCGCAGACATTCCAACCGTATTCGTCCATGGCCAGATGTCGGATACCGAACGCAATGCCGTTCTTACGGAATACACGGAAGGCGAAGCTCAAGTCATCGTCAACGTGGCGGTGCTGACCGAAGGCTGGGATCATCCGCCCACGGCCTGCGTCGTGTTGCTCCGCCCTAGCTCATACAAATCCACGATGATCCAGATGATCGGTCGCGGCCTGCGAACCGTCGATCCGGCAGAACATCCCGACATCATCAAAAAAGACTGCATCGTTCTTGATTTTGGCACGTCCACGCTGCTTCACGGATCACTTGAACAGGATGTCAATCTCGATGACCAGATGGGCGAAGGTGATGCGCCGACGAAGGAATGTCCTGATTGCGGTGCGGAAGTTCCCGCCGCCGTCAAAGAATGTCCGCTTTGTGGTTATGAATGGAAAGCGCAGGCAGCCGCACGCGAGCTGGCTGAAAACGGTTTCATCATGGCCGAGATCGATCTGCTGAAGCGTTCGAGCTTTCTTTGGGTCGATCTACAGCAGAACGATCGGTATTTCCTGGCCACGGGCTTTAATGCCTGGGGCGGCGTTTTCTTCAAGGATGGCGAATGGCACGCCGTGGGCGGCATCAAGAACCAATCCCCCAAACTGCTGGCCGTTGGTGAACGCATCGTCTGTTTCGCCGCTGCCGATGACTGGCTCAATCTGCATGAAAGCGACGAAACCGCGCACAAGACGCGCTCGTGGCTTCATCAGCCCGCAACGCCGAAGCAGCTTCAATATCTGCCGAGCCATCGCAATGACTTCAACCTGACCCGCTACAAGGCATCGGCGTTGATGACGATGCATTTCAACCGCGACGGCATCCAGCGTGCCATTCAATCAGCGAGGAGCGCGACATGATCGATCTGACCGACATTGAAAAGCAATGCATGGAACGCACGCTCCAGCCGCTCGGCGAGGTCGTGGCGGAGATCGGCATGCACAAGCCGCTTTCCGCCTACACCCGCGCCGAAATCCTGACGCTGATCGAGGTCGTTGTCGGCAATTACCAGACCTTCCTCGCAGCCAGCCAGCCCCGCACCGATGACACGGAGATTCCATTTTGACGCTCGATTTCAATCATCGCCCCAGCATCGCCGACACGATCAATGCGCTGATCGACACGGCTGTCCAACAGGAACGCGCCACACAGCCAGAGCGCGATTATCTTGGCGCGTCCCGTCTCGGCGTGTCCTGCGCCCGCGCTCTGCAATACGAATATACGAAAATGCCCAAGGACGAGGAATTTAAAGGCCGGATCCTACGCATTTTCGAGATCGGCCATGCGTTTGAAACCCTCGCGCTGTCGTGGCTGCGTCAGGCCGGATTCAGTGTGTTCACAAAAAAACCCAACGGCGACGCTTTCGGTTTTTCAGTGGCGGGCGGCAGGATTCGTGGACATGTCGATGGCATTATCAACGATGCTCCCACCGATCTCGGCATGAGCTTCCCAGCCATCTGGGAATGCAAATCGCTTAACGCGAAGTCATGGCGCGATACCGTTAAACATGGATTGAAGAAGTCAAAGCTGATCTACGCGGTGCAGGTCGCCACTTATCAGGCTTATATGGAAGGCAGCGTGCCTGGGATTTCCGTCAATCCCGCGCTGTTCACCGCTGTCAATAAAGACACAGCAGAAATCTATCATGAACTGGTGCCGTTTGATGCAGCATTGGCGCAAGAAGCCAGCGACCGTGCCGTCAATCTGATCCATGCGACTGATGCAGGCGAATTGTTGCCGCGCATTGCCATGAGCGATGATCACTTTGAGTGCGTGTTCTGTCCTTACCGCCAGCGATGCTGGAAGGTGGCGGCATGACGGGTGCATGGATCGATTTCAACGATGCACCCGACCAGACCCGCCCGAAAGCAGAAGAAAGACTGACATCGGAGGATCTGAAGGAACGCCTGCACGGACGTTTGCGGGAAACGCTTTTCCATCTTCTGCCCAACGGCAAGATCCGCAACGGGCGGTTCGTGGTTGGCGACATCAACGGCAGCAAGGGCGACTCCTTAAGCGTCGAGTTGTCCGGCGCAAAAATCGGCATGTGGCACGACTTCGCCACAGGCGACGGCGGCGACATACTTTCTCTTTGGGGCGCGGTTCATGGCATAGATCATCGCAGCCGCTTTCCTGATATTATCAGCGCTGTTCATGCATGGCTCGGTACCGATATTCGTCCCGTACCAAAGGGCAAAACGGAAAATGAAAACGAGGATCTGGGGCCGCATACCGCCAAATGGGACTATCTCGACGCGCAGGGCGACCTTATCGCCTGCGTCTATCGCTACGACACGCCGTCTGGCAAGGAGTTCCGCCCCTGGGATGTAAAGGCACGCAAACGCCGCGCGCCCGATCCAAGGCCGCTTTATAACCAACAAGGTATTTCCCGATCGAACAGCGTTGTTCTGGTCGAAGGCGAAAAGTGCGCGGACGCTCTTATCGGCATCGGCATTTGCGCCACCACCGCCATGAACGGAGCCAACGCGCCCGTGGATAAGACGGACTGGTCACCTCTTTACGGCAAGCATGTGTTGATCTGGCCGGATAATGACGAAGCCGGGAAACATTATGCCGATGCTGTCGCGGGAAAACTGCGTGTACTGGGCATCGCTTCGCTGACCATTCTCATCCCTCCCAAAGACAAGCCTTCAAGCTGGGACGTGGCTGATGCGGTGACCGAAGGCATGGATGTTCCGGTGTTTCTGGCCTCCGCACCACGCATGACGATCCCGCCTGCATCTGCGCTTCCAGCCTTCAGCGTCGGGCATTTGCTTGACGATGACAGTCCCATGCCGGACGACATCATCGCCCCGCGTGTGCTGACACCTGGCGGTCTTCTTGTGCTGGGCGGCGCGCCGAAGGTAGGCAAAACGGATTTCTTGTTGGTGCTGCTGGCGCACATGGCGGCGGGATTGCCGTTCCTCGGCATGAAACCCGCAAAGCCGCTCAAAGTTTTCTTTCTGCAAGCGGAGATTGGTTATCACTATCTGCGTGAACGCCTGCGGCAAATGAAATTTGATCAAAATTTCATGCCTCTCGTGCGTCAAAATCTTATCATCACGCCGCAAGTTCGGATGCTGCTCGACGAAAAAGGTGTCGAGATGGTGCGGGATGCCATCCTGCGCCATTGCGATCCGAGGCTGCTCGACATCATCGCCATCGACCCACTCCGCAACGTCTATGACGGCGGGCAAAGCGGCGGCGAAAACGACAACACTGCCATGCTGTCTTTTTTGCAGGATCGCGTCGAGAAGCTGCGTTTTCTTGTCAACTCGGATGTGGGTGTCATTCTTGCCCACCACACTAAGAAGATCAGCAAAAAGATGCTGGAAGATGATCCATTCCAGGGATTGAGCGGTGCCGGAAGTCTGCGCAGCTTTTATTCAACAGGTATGATCCTATTCAGGCCGGACGAACAACAAAGCGTTCGCCAGCTCATGTTCGAACTGCGCAACGGCGAAGGCATACCGTCAAAATGGGTCGACAAAATCGACGGACGGTGGCGTGAACTTGAAAATCACTCCTCAAGATTAGTGAATAAAGATTACGGCGAACGGCTTGACAACGAGCGTCGCCGCCGTCATGACGTCATCTTGCAATTGCTGTTCGACGAAGGCCGCAAAGGTACGCTTTATACCCCAAGCCAGTTCTGCCAGGCGTTTGAGAATAAAGCTGGCCTCGGCGGTAACCATTCCATACGCGACCGCATCGATGTTCTCTCGACCAAGGGCTACGTCAAATTCAATAAGGACAACGCCGCTAAAAGCAAATACGGCGTGATGTGTGTCGAAGACATGGAAGTGCCGACGGGCGAAGAAACCGTAGACACGGAGACTGGCGAGATCGTCGCAGGCATGAAATCGTTCTTGCCGACGCATTTCAAGCAGCCTGGAAACGGTGCGATCCTGCCCGTCGAAAACCCCTCCGTTTGGGTCTACCCAGAGGAGGATGCGCCATGATCACGCTCGTCAATCTGACCCAGATTCACAGAAATCTGAAATCTGCCGCAATCTGCAATCGCCCTGAAGTCCTTGTCGCACAAGGGTTTCAGATGCAAACCCAGATTTCCGCGCAATCTGGCCGTCAATCTAGAAATCTGGCGAAAACCTTTGTGTTTCAACGCTTTTCGCTCCGCCCCAGATTCTGGAGAAACTCCCCACATTACATGTGGGCAAAACCCCAAGGGTTTTTT